CGATACTACCCGCTATCACTAAACGTCTCCGCAGAAGCACCATGGACAAGCAAGAACTTCAAATTCAAGCCTATGGATCGCAATGTTGACGCAGAAAGTGAGCAACCTAAGGTCACGCCGACCCAACCCAAGAAACTACGAAAGTGGAATCGACAGGTCAACGTTGACGAGTACCTAAGATGGAAGCACTCAGCAGGTCTTACCGAAGACTCTTCAAGATCGTTTCGCAACTTGTACAGCGAGATTTTCATATACAATCGACCACTCATACACATGATCAAAGAAGGCGAAGGCCCGTTCTGGCAAGATGGACAACCCGTCACCTACGAACACCTAGCACTTCACGCAAGATCACATGTTGTTAAGTCCGATGAGCCTGATAAGATCAGAGCTGTTTTTGGAGCACCGAAACTCGTGCTGCAGACAGAACTACCTTTCATTTGGCCACTTCAAGCGACTTATCTCAACACAGAGGCAGGACGACTGTTATGGGGAAAAGAAATGAGCAGAGGAGGATGGCGAAAGCTATTCACAGAGATTCAAGACCGAGGGCCACACAGCACTTATCTTGGAATAGATTGGAGCGAATTCGACAAACGATTGCTTCATCAACTCATCAGGATCGTACACAAGATCTGGAGATCATATTTTGACTTCACACAGTACGAACCGACCTCAACGTATCCACATGCGACACCCAGAGACCCTAATAGAATCGAAAGATTATGGGAATGGATGTGCAACGCAATCACAGGAACACCAATCATGCTACCCAATGGGCAGTTATGGACTTGGACCTGGAATGGATTCGGCTCCGGATTTCAACAGACTCAACTCATGGACTCATTCGCTAACGCGATTATGATTTACACATGCCTACTATCACTAGGAGTCAACGTTGAATCCAAACACTTTTGGGCTCGATTCCAAGGGGACGATTCGCTACTCGCATTCTGTGAACAGATGTGCAAGATATATGGCAACGACTTCCTTGAGATGATTGGCAAAGCTGCGAAGCACTACTTCAACGCCAAGCTGAACGTCAAGAAATCAGAGATCCAAAACCAAATATCTGGTATGTCAGTACTCAGTTATCCCAACCATCACGGAACACCTTTCCGCGACGACGAGGATTTACTGCGTCACTTGTACTTTCCAGAAAGACCACAAGATTATGGACGATTAGCCGCATCGGCAATTGGACTAGCGCAAGCCAGTCTCGGATGCAGCAAGCGATTCTATGATCTAGCACGTCTCGTACATCACAAGATTGTACACGAACACAACACACCAGTCAAGTGGAAGGCACTTAGATGGCTCGAACGAATGGGTATGAACGACCTAATCGAACAGCTACAGAACGCAGACTTCCCAGACTATATGCGATTGCTATCACAAGCGATTACACCTGTCGAACGCTCAGAACGTGAAAACGAACGACAATGGCCTACTATGCCAGAATCAAAGAACGGATTTTATTTTATTCTTCCAGTTTGAGATTTTTTCTGAA